AGAAGCACGACGCGGCCGCAAGCGACGCCGGTGCGCCCGTCATCGAGCTGCCCGCCGCAGACGCCGCCGCGCTGCCCTCCGGTGACGCCTCCGCACCTTCGGAGCACGACGCTGCAGCAGTCGCCGACGCCACTGCGGCCGCTGACGCAGCGACCCCCGCAGACGCAGCGCTGCCGGTCGAGCCGCCGCCTCCCCCGCCGCCCTGCCCTTCCTATTGGCGCGACAGCGACGGCGACGGCTTCGGAGCCGGTGAAGCGCTTACGTCATGCACGCAGCCCGCCGGCTACGTCACGAACCATGCCGACTGCTACGACGGCAGCGTGCTTGCTTACCCCGGTTCCATGACCGGTCCGCACGCGCAGCACCGCGGCGACGGCAGCTACGACTTCGACTGCGACGGCGTCGAAACGGTGTTCCGCACGAAGCTTGCCGAATGCCCGGTGTTCACCGAAGCCGACCACGCTTGCGCGCCTCCCTCTTCCAAGTGGCACGACCAAAACACCTGCGACTATCGCAAGGTGACCGAACGGTGGACCGACCCAACTACCGGTTGGGTCGGCTTCGTTCCCGGCTGCGGCGAACGCGCCACGTGGAAAGCGAACCTGCAGTGGAACGACGCCGCGCGGCAATACACGTGCGACCTGCAACCAAGAGTCAACACGCTCATGCAGACCTGCTTCTGAAATCAGCGCGTCGCGCGCGTCGTGCCGTAGGTGTATCTGATCCCGTGGATCTTGTCAGGAGTACCCGCGCCCGCCCCCGAGCTGCTCATAAAGCTCACCTCGAAGCGAGTCGATCCCACGGGTGCAACGTGCACGTTGTTCGTCGTGATCAAGCCCGTCACCATCGGCTGATGTCCCCCGCCAGCTGACGACGGACTAAGGCCGAGAACGTGCCGGGTGTTTGCGAGGTTCGCGACGGTTGTGTAGCGGGCGACCGTCATGGTCATACTGCCCGACCCGGTCGGCTCTACCTCCGCCGTCACCGTCTGCAGGTTTGCCCCATCGGGGATGTAGATCGGAAAGTGAAACGCCTGCGTCGCGCTCTGCAGCCCGATGTAACCGCCTGCCGTGTCGTAGAGCCAGCCGATCCCACTGTTGCCCGGCAGCCCGTCAAGCAGCGCAACATGATCGGCAAACACACGCTCAACCGTGTATTCAACGTCAGCCGTGCCGGCGAGCTTCAGCGCTAAGTTGTATGTGTTCGTTGCGAGCCATGTGCTGTTGCCAGCGCGCAGAGCAGTCACCTTCGCGTCGATGACCGCCTTGATCGATGCGAGGTATTGCGACGCTCCGACCTTGTCCGCGACTCCATCCGGAGTCACGCCCGCGTCGACCAGCAGCGCCTGCAGGAAGCCCCAGAGATCGTTCAGCCACCCCTGTTCGAGCGGCGTTCCAGAGCCGTCGCCGGGGACAGCGACGTTCTTCGCTTTGCCGTAGGGGTAAGCCGTGTCGACGGTCTCGATCTGACTCGGATAAAGAACCTTCGGTTGAACCGCCACGATGCCCCCTGCTTAGATGAATGTGACGGTGCCAAGCTTCGACTTCTGCCCCATCGCGAGCGTGTAGGCCGGAATCGGTGCGCCGCTGTAGATGAGCTGCACGGACGCGAGCGAACCGCCGAGCGCGCTCACGACGTCGTCCACGATTCCGCTCACCGCAGCGAGCGTGATGCGGTCCTGCCGCGGCAGCACCGACAGCCCAACAATGAACGGCTCGCGCGATCGCAGATACTCGTCGACCGCTTGCTCGATGGCGTCTTCCGCTGCGGGTTCGTCGTCGGCTTGAAGCCCGGTCACCTTCACATCGAACGGCACCCGGCTGATCGGCAGCACGTTCACCGCAGCGTTCGCCGGTCGGCGTGTTGCTAGCCCGTCTTCGTCAGCATTGATCAGCGCGAGCACGGCGGCGAGCTGTGGCGCGGTGGGGATCCCGTCGGCGCTGCCGGAGCTCTCGACCGTCGCTTCCGCGTAGATATCGACCACGCCCGGCGTCGCGCTCGTGTACGGGTAGAGATGGATGATCCCCGCCTCTTCTTCCCCCCACTGCCGATAGTCCGCGTACGCGCCGCCCTGCGGCTTCGCCTGCACGCGCCGCAGCACGCGCGCGCGGTAGTCCGGCACCGCCTCCGCGTCGGCGCCTGTGACGCTCTGCGCGGTCACGGTGGCATTGCGCGCGACGTTCGGCAGCGGGTTCGCGAACTGCACGATCGCGCCCGGCTGCAGGTTGCCGATCGCGCCTTCGCCGCCGCCGCCTTGCTGGTCGGAGCTCGCGCGGATGGTGACCTGCACGGTTGCCGCGTTCAGCAGCACGGACGCGGTGGTCAGGTAGAGCACGCCGGTCGCTGGAAACAGAAGCTGCGACCCCGCGGGCAGACTGCCCGTCTGCACCTGCACCGTCACCGTGATGACGAGCTGCGCACGCGTCGCCGGCAGCGGATCGCCTACGCCGATCTGACGACCGAGCTCGACCAGCGGGCGGATCTTCTTGCCGAGAACGATCGTCTCTTCCGCGCTCGCATGCTTCACGAACATCTGCAGCAGCATCCAGCCGGCGTACTTGTGAAGCAGAACCTGCGTCCCCGCGAGTGCCTTCGACAGCACGTGCGTGAAGCCCTTCGGCAGAAAGGGCGTCGTGTGATCGAGCGATGCGTCGATCTGCGAGATCAGGTTTTCAGCGAGCCCTTGCGTCGTCGGCGTAGATAGGATCATGTTCTCATCCCCCAGCTATCGCCGTATTCGAGTCTGTACTTTTCGCCCGTCGCAAGCACGCCACTGATCACGATCAGCACGGCATGAATCTTCGGGATGGTCACCGCCGCTTCGAGCGACCGCGCAAGGCGCTCACTCAGCAGCCACGCAAGATCCGTCTTCACCGCGTCTTCGATGCGACGCAGGTTGAAAGGGATCGCGGGGATGGAGCGGAGCAAGTGCTGCGTCTCGCTGCGGTAGTGGCGCACCGGGTCGGCCTCGGTGAGGTTACCCCACCACTGCAGCCGGTCGCCGGCGCGGCCGCTGTCGCGTTCGTTGCCCCCGAACAGCGAGACGTAGACCGCGGTGTAAAGACCGTCCGAGAGCACCGCAGCGCCGTTGACGAAATCAATCTCTCCACCGTCGGCCGTGTGCCGCATGGCGACATCGGAGATCGCTTTGCGGGTCAACGTGCGCGAGCTCGCCGCGACCGGCTCCGCTGGCAAGTAGAACTGCGCGCTCTCACTCATGCGTTCAGCTCCATGGTGCAGGCGGGGAGGCCGGCGAGATTAGCGCGCTCGTACCGGTGATGAGCCACGCGTGAATCAGATCAGCTAGCTGCTGCGCTGCAAGCGCGTGCGTCGGGGGCGCGGAAGAAAACAGCGCCGCGAAGCCGACCGGGGCGACCGGCGGCACCGGCGCGTAGCCAATCATCCCGCCGCCGACGCTGGTTGCGAAGACCGTGAACGCGCTCTCGATGTCTGCCACGCTGTTCGTCTTGCCGAACGCTGCGGTCAGCGCCGACGCGAACACGAGCGCGGCTGCGGGCACGGTGGTCGATGGCGGCACGATTTTCGCCGCGTAAGCCTGCATCGCGTCTGCCCACGCCTTCGCGCACGCAGCACGCGAGGCGGGCGGGTTCGCGAACAGCGCTTCGAGTTGCTCCTTCAGCGTCACAGGTAGAAGTGGCATCAGGTCCCCGGCGTCGGCGGCTGCGTCGGTCCGGTGCCGGACAGGTGCGAGTGCGTGGACAAGCTGACTTGCTGCGGTCCGACCTTCGCGGTCACCTCCCCGCCCGCGCGCACGTTGCCGCCCGTGTCGATGGTGACGCCATTGATCGTGACGTTGCCGCCGGTCTCCATCGCGAACGAGCCCTGCCCGTTGCTGATGACGATTGAGCCATCCCGCTTCAGCCACAGCTCGACCTTGACGGTCCCGTCTGCCGCCCGGGCATAGAGACGCTTTTCTCCCGCGAGCGCCTTGCCGGCGTTGCGTGTGTCCGCGTAGCCGGTCGCATGCTCCGCGCCCGCACCGCTCGACTCCCCGAGCGCAGCCGTGTCACCGGGCAGCGGGCAGGAGTCGTCGCCGGGGTCCGCGAAGTGCGGGACGGTGATGCTATCGCCGCCCGGGTCTACCTTCACGTCGACGCCCTGACCGCCGTCATCGACCACGCGCTCGAACGACAGCACGATCGCGACGCGGCTCATAGCGCCTCTTCCCACGGCATGCGTGGCGGAACTTCGCCACTGAACGCACCGGGCAGCACCAGACCGAGCGAGCACGTACGCTCGGAGTTGTTCTGCTTCAAAAAGACGTCGCGCACGAGCAGCTCCGTCTCCGTGTAAACCATCGCGCTCGGGGCGTGCAGGGTCAGCGTCGTGTTCGGCTTGAAGATGCTGCCCGCCGGATCGCGCCACGTCGGCAAGTTCACGACGTAGGTCACGGCGTTTGCGAACATGCGCCCCATCTTGGCGCGCACCGCCGTCGGCGCGTCGGCCTTCTCCACGTCATCGAGCTTGAAGCTGAACGCGCGCAGCACGCCGCCGGCGAGACGCCCGTTGCGCAGGGTATACCGCGCGCCCGGGTTACCGCGCTTCGTGGATGTGAAGCCGGTGATCTCGGAGTAGTACTCCTGCGGCGAGAACGTGGGCACGGCAGACACGAGCGGCGGCTGACCCTCGATCAGTCGCGCCACAGGATTGCCCGGCTTCACGCTCTGCCAGAAGAGCAGCTCGCCGCGTGCGGTGCTCGTTCGCACGAGCCCACGCTGCTTCGCGAGCTCTACTAGGAAGTCGTCGATCTTCTGATCGTGCTCGACCTTCGTGTCGATCTTCTTCTGCCGCGTGTTGACCTTCTTGAAGGTGCTGCCTTCGGGGCCATCCATCACGACCGTGATTCCGTAGAGCCCCGCGAGCCGCTCCGCAATCTGCCGCAGGCTAAGCCCGCTCGCTTCAAACGGCACCGCGTCTGCCGGCAAATTCGTGAACTCCAAGCCCGCCGGCAGCGAGTAGCCGGAGCACGCAACGGTGCTCGACTCCGGACCGACGCGCGGCACGACCTCGACCAGCGAGCCGGTGAAGAACGGTTCTCCGCCGAGCGTCGCCTGCAGCGGCGTGAAGGAGAACGGGCGGAACGCGTTGCGGAACTCGATCCGGTCGTAGTCAAAGGGTGCAGCGAAGCCGACCGTCGGATGGCTGTCGAGACCGAGGTGCACTTCCAGATCGTCCCAATGTCGCCACGCCTCGCGCCCGATCAGGATCGCGACCTCGTCCGGGTCAGACGTAGTAGGCAATGGTCGTCCCCGCCCGCAGTTCCAAGATGTCTGCGCCGGTGAGGTTGTTCGTATTGATCAGGTCGTCGAGCCGGTTGTCGACGCTGCCGTAAAGCTCCGCCGCCAGATCGATGATCGTGCGCGCGCGGTCGAGCACAACGCGGCGCTCTGTCGCGAGCGTGAACGAGACTTCGATCAGGTAGCCTGCGACGAGCGCGACAGCTTGCTGTAGCGCCTGGTAAGAGCCGCCCGGATCGATCAGCCCGATGGCTCCGAGCTGCGTGTCCCGCCAGTCGACCAGCTGGTCGAACTGCGCAAGCACTTCCTCCGCAGCCGCGAGCGCGTCCGCGCGCGAGGCGAACGTGTGTTCCGCGACCGAGCGCACGCTGCCGGCGATCGCGTGCGTCGCGAAGAGGTCGGCGGTGTGAAAGGTGTTCGAGAGCCGCTGCCGCGTGCTGGCGATCGTGATCTGATCCATTGCCGCGGCGACGGTCGCAGCGCCGAAGATGCGCTCGGCAAGTCGGCGGTAGCCTTCAAGCCGCGACTCGATGCCCACGCGCGCGAGCGCAGGAGCCTTCATCAGGTTCGACACTTGCTGCGCGAGCTGAAGCGGCTGCCCCACGAGCACATCGAGCCCATAGTTCAGCG